TCAGGCCTCCTCAACGTCGTGATACTCTTCGCACGCCTGCAGCGTGTTCTGGATCAGGGTGGCGACGGTCATCGGGCCAACGCCGCCGGGAACCGGGGTGATGTAGGACGCGCGTTCGGCGGCATCTTCATACACCACGTCGCCGACCACTTTGCCGCTTTCCAGACGGTTGATGCCGACATCGACCACAATCGCCCCTTCTTTAATCCACTCGCCAGGAATAAAGCCCGGTTTGCCCACCGCGACGATCAGCAGGTCGGCGTTTTCGACATGATGGCGCAGGTTTTTGGTAAAGCGGTGGGTGACGGTGGTGGTGCAGCCGGCCAGCAGCAGCTCCATGCTCATCGGGCGACCGACGATATTGGAGGCGCCAATGACCACCGCATTGAGGCCGTAGGTGTCGATATTGTAGCGTTCCAGCAAGGTCACGATACCGCGCGGAGTGCACGGACGCAGGCGCGGCGCGCGCTGGCACAGGCGGCCAACGTTGTAAGGATGGAAGCCGTCGACGTCTTTATCCGGCGCGATGCGCTCGAGAACTTTGACGTTATCGATCCCTGCCGGCAGGGGCAGCTGAACCAGAATACCGTCGATGGTCTTATCGGCATTCAGAGTGTCGATAAGCTCCAGCAGCTCGGCTTCGCTGGTGGTTTCCGGGAGATCGTAAGAGCGGGAGACGAAGCCCACTTCTTCACATGCTTTGCGCTTGCTGCCGACATAAATCTGCGAGGCCGGGTTGCTGCCGACCAGCACGACGGCCAGCCCAGGGGCGCGTTTTCCGGCCGCAACGCGAGCCTTCACTTTTTCCGCAACCTCAGAGCGTACCTGCTGCGCAATCGTTTTACCGTCAATAATTTTTGCTGCCATCAGAGAGAGGATTCCATCTGTATCTTTACGAAAGGGGGATGAGGATATTTTGTCAGAAGCGGGCCTCGCTGTCAGTCCTCGTTTGCTGTTTTATCCTGTCTGAGGCTAATTTAGCCTGTTATGACCATGGTTATTACATGGTTATTGGTGCGTTGCGCCTGGCCACTGAGTCGATTTACGCGCGCATTAGGCCCGGCGGTATGCTTCTTGTACAGTTGGTGGAGGATATTTCGCCAGCGTCGTATAAGCCCCGCAGTTTCCTGGCAAAATGGATTGACTCAACCGACGTGGACCGTATAATTCCACGCGTTTCACTCCGCGAAGCACTCGCTTCTCAGGGCGCCCTTAGCTCAGCTGGATAGAGCAACGGCCTTCTAAGCCGTAGGTCACAGGTTCGAATCCTGTAGGGCGTGCCATTAAGAAACAAGCACTTACGCCAGTTTTAAACCAGCCTGATTTCCTCCTTGTGTCGTATTTGTGTCGCTAGCGCCAAAAATGGCGTCAATTTTCCGTGCGTGTTCGGTCAGGTGGTTCGGCGCCAGGTGAGCATAACGACGCACCATCTCGATGCTCTCCCATCCTCCCATTTCCTGTAAAACAGAAAGCGGGACGCCGGACTGGATCAGCCAGCTCGCCCAGGTGTGCCGGAGGTCATGAAAACGGAAATCCTCGATCCCCGCTTTTTTTAACCCGGCGCGCCAGGCGTTATTGTCATCCACCCGCATTTTTCTCACCGCGGGCGTCAGCGTTCCATCAGGGCGATGTTTTGCCGTGGTGTGAACGAACACCCACCGGGAGTGCTTCCCTATCTGATCCCTTAATACCCTGCATGCGGTATCATTCAGAGCCACGCCAATCGCCTTGCCCGCTTTTGCGTTCTCCGGATTTACCCATGCAACCTTTCTCTGCATATCGACCTGCTGCCACTCAAGCCCGATGATGTTTGAGCGGCGCAGGCCGGTTGCCAGTGCAAATATCACCACTGGCTTAATGCTCTCCGGCATGCACTCGATCAACCGCTCAGCTTCTTCTCTGGTCAGCCACCGTATCCGCTTACTGATCGGCTTGCGGGTTTTGATAACAGGAGCTGTTTTTATCCAGCCCCAGTCATTCGCCGCGGCCCTGAGAAGGGATCGAATGAAGGAAAGGTGTTGCGCCTTCGTCGCCTGCGAAACCTGCCGTGGTTTGTACTCCGGTATCGGCTTACCCTTCCTCAACGCGGCATCACGTTTACTCTCCCACACCTGCAGGTGCTTACGGTTGATCATCCCGTTAACGGCTTCATGAACTTCCTCCGCAGTTATCTTCGAGACATCACGGCCGGAAAAATGCTGCAGCCAAAACTCAATTTTGGTTTTGTCATCATCCAGCGATCGCTTATGGTCCTTTTCCCGCAGCCACCGGATACAGCATTCTTCAAAGGTTCTGACGGGCAGGTCGCCGATCTGGTCAACCCGCCACGCTTCCGCCTTCAGCTTGTCGTGGAGCTCCTGAGCCTGCTTTTTGTCCCCCGTGCCAAGAGATCGCCTAACTCTTTTTCCTGACGGCGTAAAGAAATGACAGTGCCACACGCCGCCCCTGAGGGTGATTGACATAAAACTTCTCCTTTATGTTCACCCGCGTTCGCGATGACAGGATCGCGCGGGGTTTTCAAATATGCAATACACGCCGCCTCGGTCGTTCTGTACTTGTTGCCGACCTTGCGGCCGGCGAGTTCTCCAGAATCAATCAGGCGGTAGATCACCCGCGCCGACACGATGAGCAAATCGGCGGCCTGCTGTGCTGTTATCGGTTTGTCAGACGCCATATTTCCTCCCGGTTACGCCGCCCGCTGGGCGCGCAGTTTCTTAATGTGTTCGCTCTGCTCCAGCTCTGCCTTTATCTGCTGGGCCTCTTCGTGAGAGAGCGGCTCAAAGTCATTGTTAAAGCGGTCTATGCTTGCGGTGTTGATCCGGCCCTGGCGCCAGTAGCGAACCGTCTTGTCGTCGCTGCTGGCGATAATTACCGGCCATCCGTGGCAATCGGCAAAGAGCTGACCTCTCTGAATTAGTTTGAACATCACGGCCTCCGATGCTTACCGCGTAATTCCTCATCTTCCTGACAATCAGCGCAGCGCTGACAGCCCGCCACCAGTTCCCGGCGCCGCTCGGGGATCTCTTCACCGCATTCGCGGCAGTGAGTAGCCGAAACAGCGTTGTGGTTGATGCGCATGTTCTGGATGGTCATTTCCAGCCGGCGCTCTGCCAGCTCGTTGGCCTGATCGATGAGTTCTGCGCTCATGCTGCGGGTCCTCCATGATTAGCAAACTCTCCATGCACTTGGTTTCTGTAGATGACCAAAAAATTTTTAGCCTCTTCAATGGAATCAAAGAAACCGATACTTTTCCTTATGCCGCCAACTTGGCATCTTGCTCGCCATTTTTGGCTTTTCTTATCCCAGCCAACTCCTTTAACCCCAGAATTGCTGTTTTTTCTGGTTGCCTGATTCATCATGTTCTGCGAGCGAGTTGCTTTTCTTAAATTTGAAATGCGATTGTCAGATCGAATGGTGTTGATGTGATCAATCATCTCAGAGGGGAATTGACCGTGAACATAAAGCCAAGCCAAGCGATGGGCGGAATACCGTTTGCTGTCAACTTTTATGTAAACGTACCCGTTGTAATCGATAAAGCCCGCCAGCTCGCCATTGTGCATCCTGTGCGCGGTAGGGTTTGACCAATAGAAATTCCCGGTCTCTGGCTCGTATCGAAGCATATCCTTAAGTCTTTTTTGGGTTAATTTCATGATTCAACTCCATACCTTTTGTTCATGCGGCCAATAACACTGACAAATTTCACCAGGCTGACACCCATCGGCCGGACCTTCTCGTAGTGCTTGCGAAGGATGGGGGGCATACAGCGTTCCATTTCGGTTTAGGCTTTACGCTCATCGCTTTGGTTATCTCTTCTGCGCAGCGACGATCCTGGGCGCGGAGAGCGTTTTCTTTTTCTTCAGGCGTCATGCTGCCTCCGTCGATTTTTTGAAGGAGTAAGCGATCCGCGCGGAAGCAATGGTTACGTAATCCGGGTTCAGGTCGATTCCGATGAAGTTAAAACCCTCCTCAATTGCGGCCCGGCCAGTGCTCCCGCTTCCCATCCACGGATCAAGCACGGTTCCACCTGGAGGGGTTATTAGTCGGCAGAGATAGCTCATTAGAGCGATCGGCTTAACGGTAGGGTGGTTGTTCTTAGCGCCATTTGTACGCCCTGCACCGGCCCGCGGGTCGTTAATGCCGACGCTTCCCTCTTTGCGGCCGCCGGTCATATCGCTGGCTGATGTCGCTATGAATCACTCTAGGCCTTCGTCGCGCTCCTTCGGTTTGACCTTGGCGCAGTAGAAGAAGCGGGCGGCGCTTTTTTCACTTTCCACCCTGGCAGCATGTGCCTTTGGCGCTGCCATATCTCCATATCGACCCTGTGATGGTCGTGCACGTCCGGTTTCCTTTAAATCACCTTGCTGTCCTTTCGCATCCGGAAATGCCGACACGACTACTTCGCTACCGTCATGAATGATGTTTGCTGGCCAGCGTCCTTCCGGTGCCTGCTCAAAGTCGGCATCCGGTTCGGTGCCGTCACGCTGATGCGAAAGCAGGCCGCCGGCGCCTCCATTAAGCGTCTCATCGGTCGGTATCCGGCAGGCGTCGATATTGATTGCTCCGGTACCGTGCTCGTTCATGTTGGCGGACACAGTTTGCTTGAATGGCTTTCGAGCCATTACGATCGGTTCATGCGCAGGCTTCAGTGCCGTTCCCCAGCCATTAAAATCACCATCAAGGTTATGTGACTTAGGGAAGCCGCTGCCGTAAATCCATAGGATTTGGTCCCTGATTTCGAAGCCAGCATCCTCAGCGTTAACGACAAGTCGGTGATAGGTCCGTGATCCACCAAATGCCAGCAGGTGTCCACCAGGTTTGAGAACGCGCAGACATTCCCGCCACTGGTCGACGGTCGGGACGTCGTAATCCCATTTGTGGTTCATGAAGCTCAGCCCATATGGAGGATCTGTAACGATGGCATCGACTGAGTTATCCGGCAGCGTCTTGAGAACTTCTTCACAGCGTCCGACATGTAATTGATATGTCATTGCGCACCTCTTTTCGCGTCCAGCGCTTCAGCCAGTCTCTGAGCCTTTAACGGGTTTCTCACCACCTCACCCGACGGCATTAACCAACCGCGGTGGAGGACGGAGTAGATGCACTTCACTTTTCCTACGGTTATGGCGTCGCGGTAATGTTTCATTCGAGCTCCAGTATCATTCGCTTGGTCTCTGCCACAAGGGAGAGAAACTCATTCCTTCTCGCACGAAGGCGGCTTATCTCTGATTCGCACTCAGCGGCCGACAGGCGGTAAACAATGAGCTGCTTCCCGTCAGGGAAATCAGAGCAGTAGCTGATGAAGTCAACCCAATCCCGGCCAGAGCAATCAAGGTGGCCGATTAGTTGCCATTGGTAAGCCGGATCGAAGGAGCCTCGGATGAGGGTGGCGTAGTGAGTGGCGGCAATGACCGACTTAATCTCAATCACTCCGTCCTGGCCTACGAGTCCGTCTGGACTATCCCCATATGTTTCGTGATCAAAGAAACCGCCGTTATCCACGTCGACAAAGTTCATCTCTTCGTACAGCATGCGGGCAATTGGCTCCTGTTCGTGACCACGCTCCATATGCTCGTTTGAGAAGCCAAACTCAGACTTGCACCCTTTAATCTGCTCAAGAGCTAACTGAAGCGCATAACGCTTGGCTGGCTCACCAAACGCCTTTCCATCGTTAGCCATAATCAGGCCGAAGTTTGAAGCGGTAGCCTTCCCAAGGCGAAGAGCATCCCACTCTTCCCCGTTTTGCTCGACGTCATGCCAGATCATGCTGAGCACTCCTGTTCCAGTTGGCGGCGATGCTCTGGAGAAATGTCCATCCTCGCCAGCACTGCATCCAGGTTGCCATCGCGCTTGAAGGCGGCCTTAGCGTTATTCCATGCCTGCGTTTTTTCCGGCGAAAGCACAGGTTTAGTAACTCGCGCCGGGCTTAAGCGGAGACCTTCAACCGATTCCTTTCCGAACCGGACATTTTTATCGACGTAAACAGTGACCTTCACGCCGACCCAATCCTCAAGGAATGGAGATCCGGTAATGCTTTTCAGCATCTTGCTGTTGGTGGCATTCAGGATCATCGGCTTAAGCTTTTCGCCAGGACGCAACTCACGCTCTTCGAAATAAGCTGTGTTGAAAACGTCTTTGGTTTTTTTGGTTTTGTCGCCTTCTAACGTTGCCCGGGCGATCGTCAGCACCGTTGGTTCAACGATGTCGGCACTGCTCAGGTATGGAGAGTCGAAAGCTTTTCGATAGTGAGTTTTAGATTCAGACATTTCATGCATCCTTAAAACGGGCAGCCGGTGCGATGATCCCAGTCGTATTCCGCCTGGGCGTAAGCTACTGCCGAAATGAGATCGTTATATGCCTCGCCAGCTGCATCGCTGCGGAGGCCTTCGTATGGGCTTTTGTCCATCGGTACAGAGAAGCGGAACAGGCCTGACGGCTCTTTCGGCAGGGCGTCGATAATTTCCTGCGCCCGGTCGTCAATCCACTTCTGCTTCTCTTCGGTCAGCGTTTGCTCGGCCCACTTACGCTCTTCAATCACGTCATATGCGCGGTATGCGTTCATAGCTCGCTCCTGAAATTTGGTTGTGAAACGCCCGGCGCGATAAAAGCCGCCTGATAGCTCAGTTAAATTCTTCGTTTCGATTACCGGCTGAGACCTTGTCCCAACCCGTTCAGATAAACTTCAACCAGCAAGTCGGTTGTGTAAGTCCGCTCAATCCCTCGATGCAGGTACAGGCGGCCGCGTTTATTTGCTGATGCTGTCCAGGTGCTTTCCCGATGCTTTACGAGCATCCCTGGGAGAACAGCGCCACGGTTAACGGTCTGTGTCCCGTAATGATGACTAACCATTGAACACCCCCGTAGCGTGCAGAATTTTGATAATCAACGCTGTCCAGATAACGCCGCAAATCAGCAGGCAGTAAATCAGTGAACGAATGCCTTGTTTGCTCATTTTCCACCCCAGCATGCGAAGCTAAAAAAGAGGACAGCAACCAAAAACGGAACGACCTTTAACCAAAAATTACGCCATGCAGGCTTGTCTTCTTCGCGGATCATCTCTTCACCTTTGCCTTAAAGCCGGCCAGCTGAGCGTTGTTACGATTACCCGGCGTTGCCGGTGTTGTTTGGATGAGTTAATTTAAAACCATAGTTGTTTTGTAGTCAACAACAATAGTTGTTTAAATGGCTGTCATGGTTTTATTTGGTTGTTTTTATTGGTTATTTATTTTTGTAAAGCGTGCTGGTAAGCTCAAAAAAAACACAGGAGGCTACATGAGACCGCCGATCACAAAGGAAGAAGTCGAGTTACTGATGCAGGATATGGAGATGCTGGCAGAGCAGCAGCTAGTGGGGCTGGAGGCGTTCGAGGCTCTGAAGCTGCTGGAGATGCGCAGACAGACCGGTAAGATGGAGGCTATAAAGCGATTGATATCGCATGGAAAGGAGTAGGGCATTAAAAACCCGGCGCGGTGGCCGGGATTGAGTATTTAAGCGGTTAAAATCAGTACACGTTGGCAAAGTCTTTCAAATTGCTGGAGGAAAAGATTTCTATTCTCACTCATCGTATCAAACACGTTACCCGCCTTCCCATCATCTCTCAAATCTTGATCAGTGATAGCAAAAACCGGTTTTGAGAGCTTTTGGCTTATTGCAATTAAAGAATTGAAATCTGATATTTGCGCAAGGTCATAGGCCTTCAGATGCGACGTATCTGTCAAATCGAGAGATTTTTGTATTTCATACTCGGTTGCTGAGCAACCAATACGATGGAGAGCGGGAGCCAGTACACTATTTACTGCGCCGTGAATCTCTTTAACCCAATGTTCAAACGATTTAACTGGCATTCCATTTCGTGGCCTGTAACGCTGATGTATCGCGCCAATGAACTTAGGTTTATTTGAAATATTTGCGGCAGTATTGGATCGAGAAGTTTGTTTGAAAAACTCTAACTCAGCATGCCATGCAGTGATTGTTTCAGAAAGAGAATTTATCGCTTGCCAACAGAAGAAGTCAGGAGTCGCTGGAACAATAAAGTAATCACTTGACATAAGTGCTATTTCATTTAACCCACCGACACTTGGGCTTAAATCATAAACTATATAATCGATGCCATTTTTTTTTGCTATTAAATTTATTACTTTTGGTAGGTTTCCTGGTAGGTTGCGAGTCAATGGCACGCCTGATGCAATCTTGAGTGCAACGCTTATTTGCGAGTCAAGCATGGAGACACTAAGATGCCCAGGAAGGAGAAACAAATTATTATTCTGACACTGAAATAGTTTTGCAGTATCGTTATTCACAAGATCTTCAACAGAGGAACCATTCATCAATGTGTCAACGATAGACTCCATTGTTAGGTTGTATCTACTACTATAAAAGTTGTCTAGGCTTTCACTCACTGTTGTGTAACCTAGCACCATGCCAGTTAAGTTGCATTGTGAGTCTAAGTCAACCAGCATTACTTTTTTCCCTGTACTAGCTAGACCCCATCCAATATTAAAGGCTGTGGTTGTTTTGCTTACACCGCCTTTATGATTAAAAAAACAAATTGACTTAGGCATGGGTAATTGATCCTGTGTATTTTCTTCAAACATAATAATCCCTTTATTTTATATGAAAACTATGTTAATAGCACTAAAAATTCAATCAGTAACACTGATTATCTTTTCTTCATGCATTTCTTCTTCGGCACCTAAGTGCCTCATCAGGCTACTGGCTTGCTACCCATGCTTCCTGTACGTCTGCGGCATGCTGCCGATCACCTTGCCGAACACGAAAACCCGGTTCATCTCGTCTTTCTCGATCGGGTCCCAGGCTGCATAGCTCTTGTTGTCTGAGATAACCAGCAGCTTGTCTTTCATCTTCTGCAGGCGCTTCACGTGAGCAGTGTCGTCGTACAGGAACGCGTATATCCCGTCGCCGTCGAAACTCTTTACGCTGATGTCGACGAAGAGCAGATCGCCAGGCTCAATCGTGCCAGACATGCTGTCGCCGCGGACGTTGATGATCCTGATGTTCTCAGCCTTGCGCCCATCGAACATGTGGCGCGCTTCCGCTGGCGCATATTCAACGGAGTGGAGAATCTCCACGAACTCCTGATTCACAATGCCCGGGCCGGCACTGACGGCCAGATCCAAAATGTCGACCCTGAACACATCATGATTTATGTGTGAAGGCTTCTTGTCATCTTCACCATCAGCCCTCATGGCGCCAGTTCCCGAAGAAAGCCACTCAGGTCTCACCCTTAAAGCCTTGGCTATATCGAGCAATTTTGTGGTCTGAGCAGCCCTTCCAGTTTCAATCTTCTGGATCGCAGCCTGACTAACTCCAACAGCATCTCCCAGAGTCTTCTGGGTCATGCCGGCAGCCTTTCTGGCTTCTCTTAATCGTTCTGCAAGTGTCGTTTTCATCTTCTCAATTTACAACCATGGTTTTATAGCGGCAAACGAAAATGGTTGTTGACTAAATACAACTAAGGTTTTATTCTTTGTTTGTATTTACTACGGAGGTTGTCATGAACCCAACCATTAAAACCGCAATTAATATTGTCGGCTCTCAGAAAAAGCTTGGTGAAGCCTGCGATGTTTCTCAGCAGGCGGTTTACAAGTGGCTCCACAACAAGGCAAAGGTTTCGCCTGAACATGTAAACAGCATCGTAAATGCAACTAATGGGGAGGTTCAGGCGCATCAAATTAGACCAGACCTTCCAAAGCTATTCCCTTCTCCGAAGGGCGTTCCGGCCGCCTAACCAGCGGCCTCCCAATCAACACCAGAGGAAGTATCACAAATGGAGAACGCAATTAAACGCAATAAGGACAACGCACGTCGCATTGAGACATGGCTGCTGAATCGCATCTCTCTCATGGGAGGGAAAAAAGTGGCTATGGCTGTAGGTGTCAACGAGTCGCAGGTTACGCGCTGGAAATCATCATGGGTGCCGAAAATGGCGATGTTACTGGCGGTTCTTGAGTGGGGCGTGGTCGATGATGATCTGTCCCGTCTGGCAAAGGAGGTGGCAAGTCTTCTCAAAAAAGAGATGGCCCCAAAGTGCTCACAACACTTTGAGGCCTGATGCGAATTAACTGGATCAATTCACAGGAGTAATTATGGCAAATACTGCCGAAGTAATCAATTTCCCTGTGCCGGAAAAGGTACAGCAGGAGAGTCGCATGGCTGATCTGGACAATGGCTACCTGCGCCTTGCTAACCAGATTCAGGATGCCTTGTGTGTAGTGGAGCTTTCGGGGCGCGAATTCCGCGTGCTGAATGCAATTGTTCGCCTGACGTATGGCTGGTCGAAAAAAGAAGACCGGATCGCTAACAGCCTCATCGCTGACAAAACCAGACTGGCGGTTAAGCACGTTTCAGAAGCGGTTCTAAGCCTTGCTTATCGCAACATCATCAAGGTTCGCAGGATTGGGCAAACACGCTACATCGGGATCAACACCTGTCTGGATGCATGGGCTTATACCAAACCGAAATGCCCAAAATGCCCGGTGAGTTTTCCGGTCGCTGAAGTTGAAACGCAGGTTATCACCATCCCTGAAATTAGGGATAGCAGAATAACCGCGCCAACCATCCCTGAAAACAGGGATAACCATCCCCAAAAACAGGGAGAGGTATCCCCGGAAACAGGGAACACCAAAGACATTCTTTCAAAGACAAATATAAAAACAGATCTAACCCCTATAGTCCCCGCTGGGGACGAGTGTAAAAAACCGGCTGTCGAAGAGACTTTCCAGGAACAGCCAAAGGTTGACCCTGTAAGACTGGTTTTCACTCACTGGCAGCAAGAACATGACCACCTGTCTGCAAAGCTGGATGACAAACGTCGTAAGCGCATCAAGGCCCGACTGGCTGAAGGCTTCACCGTAGACGAGCTGTGCCGGGCCATAACTGGCGCAAAAGGCGATCCATGGCTCATGGGTAAGAATCCATCCAGAAAGCGCTATGACGGCATTGAGACGCTTCTGCGTGACGCTGCTCAGGTCGAAAAGTTGCGCGACCTTTCTGGCGATGCCCATGCGATGGCGATCGCACAGGGCCAGTACTCAGCAACAACGGCTCGCAACCTTGAAACCCTCCAGCGCTGGGCTGGCGGCACTGATTCAGGAGAACTTTTCTGATGAACGATTCTGAAAAACCAAAGTTTGCCCAGTCCATGGCAGCGATCGGAGAGATTTACGGGAAGGACATTTCCGAAGTGATGGTCGGGATTTACTGGAATGCGCTGAAGCCGTACCCGGTCGAAGATGTGATGCGCTCCTTCCAGGGACATACCCGCGACACTGACAACGGCCAGTTCTTCCCTAAGCCAGCGGATCTCCTGCGCCATATCGAGGGCAACAAAGACGGCAAGGCTTTGATGGCCTGGTCAAAAGCCTACAAGGCAATTTGCAGTTACGGCCGCCGGAATAGCGTTGTATTTGACGACCCGATTATCCATGCGGTCATTGCCGATATGGGGGGGTGGATTGAATTTGCCGGTATGAGCGAAGAAGAACTGCCATTCCGTTCCCGCGAGTTCGAAAAGCGATATCGCTCTTACCTGATAACCGGCGTCAGCAAATGCGAAACGGTGATGATCGGCATGGATGATGCGCAAAACATGCGCGCAGGCTTCCAGCGCGAACCATTGCCATTCCTGATTGGTGAGAAGGACAAGGCCAAACTCATCCGCAACGGACAGGCACTTCTTGAGCACAGGTGGCAATGATGACAGGAAAAGACGCAATTCTGAACTACCTGAAAACGCATAAAACCTGCAGCTCTCCAGATGTCGCCGCGGCTTCCGGAATGACGCACACCTGTATCAACCAGGCTGCAAATATCCTGGCAAAGCAGGGGGTGCTAGTAGCGGAAGCTCGGGTGTGGCGGACGGTTTACTACCGGCTGGCCACTGAGGAAGAAATTGCAGGAAGAAAGAGCACTAACCAGATTTTCAATGAGTGTCGGCAAAGCCCGGCGATGAAGCGGGTACTGGCTGTTTACGGGAGAACATCAGCATGACTATCACACTACAGGCAGTAAACGATCTCATCGCCTCCCTGGAGAGCGCAGGCGAGCTGTCGATCAGAGAGCAGAAGTTCCTGAACCTGGCGAAAGCGTTTAAGCAGCTGGCTGCGGAGAATGTGGCGCTGAAACAGTTCCCTGAACAGATAGTTCAGTTTATCAGCAGGCTTGGGACAAGTGAGATTGGCAGCGACACGAAAGAGACAATCGGGTTGGCGGCAAGCCGCATTAAAACCCCCGCCACCGATCGCATCGTAGCCGGGATTAAGGCTGATGCCATTGATGAAGCCGCGGTAGAGCTCGACCGGGTCGATACTGTGGCAAGTACCAGAGTAATCGGGTTCAAACTCCGTGAGTTTGCCCAGCAGCTGCGCGAGGGGGCAGACAAATGATCCTCGCCACTTATCTCAATACCGGTTTAGCCATTCTTGGATGGGCATACATCATGGTTAAAACAGGCCAGTGGATTACCAAAAATGCTCTTAGGCAGTGGGACAAGCGTCGTAAGGAATCTCGCCGCCAGAAAGCTGTGAATGAGTTTTATGACGCCTTTGAACTTAACAGCCTGGAACCTGGCTCTACCGTTCGCCTGGCCACTAAAGGCGACCTGACAATCATGATGTTCCGCAGCGAGGGGGCCGACAAATGAGCAACCGTATCCCTAACTTCGGCTGGAACCGCCTGAAACTGGCAACGCTAACCTATGAGCAACTGGCTCAACTGGAAGAGCAAGTGAAGGCCGAGCATGCCTGCAAAAACGGCATTCACCTCTTCGACAAAGCCGGCCAGCGCAAACTAGATGCCCTTAGCTGGGCCGCATACAACAAGCAGAAGGCGGAGCGTGCAGCATGACAACTGATATCACCGAACTGGCGCAGAGCCTGAAAGCGGCAGCAAATAAAGTAGGTGCTTATTACTGGCAGGCAAAGAAAATTAGCGGTGACTTTTACGTTATTCGCAAAGGTAGTTACAGTTCACAATGTGGCTATTGTACTTATGAGCCAATTGCAGAAATCGACCATAAGCCGACAAGGGATTATGTCGCTATCGCCAGCCCCGCCAACATCCTCGCGCTGGTAGAGGCGCTGGAGAAGGCGCAGCAGCGGAACGGCGAGCTTGAGACCTATAGCAAAACCGCGATCGAATTTAGGGAAGCGGCGAGAGATAAAAACCGACACCTAAAGTTGGAGCTGGAAATTGCAGAGAAGCGCATCGCCGAGCTGGAAGACGCAGAGCAAAAACTCTGTGCTGCTAACGTGACTCTTGATTCTCGAGCGGAATTGGCTGAGCGCCAGCTGGCCGAGATGGTGTCCCGTACCGTCACCATCAAATTTACGCCAATTCCGGTGGAGGAATTGGGCAATGTCCGTGATGGGAAAAAACATCCTTACATGTTCGGGGCTGGTTATAACGCCGCAGTGATTCACTGTGAGAGCGTTATTCAGCAGGAGTTAGACGCTAAGGGCATCAAGTGGGAGGCTGAGTGATGGAAACTGTGAAATTTGCTGTGCAATTACTCAAAAGCGATGACTGCGTAACTTTGATGGGACGCGGCGAGGTCAGCAAGGAGGAACTCATCGAAGAGGCTATTCGCCAGGGTGAGATAGACGCCGATGACCGCGAACGCTTTGAAAAGGCTGAATTCTGCGCCAATAAGTGGATGAAGGCCGTTCCGCGTGAGGGTTATTCAACCTACTACTACGAGTCGCGTGAAAGCGTTCGCGGTGCATTCAAAGCAACCTGTTTGCAATACCTGTGGTGAGGCAACCAATGACCAGCAAATTAACCATAGAACAAGCCAAGCGCCTACGTAACGATTTCGAATGCTGGCAGCAGGATTATGACCCGAAAGACGATAAAGAGCAGTACGACATGTTTGGTCGTGGGATGGTTGCAATGGACATGCTGATTGCGGGGATGTATCAGGAGCCGGTGGCGTACACCGACGAGCGCAACCTGGGCTATATCGACCGAGGGAGGGAGACGGCGTATCTATGGGGCAAGCAGAATTCTGAGGCTTCAGACGTTGCGCTCTATCGCCACGCGCAGCCAGCGGTAGATAGCGATTTTATCCCCAAAAATCTTGATAAGGCTCTTGGCGTTGTTGGTGTGGCCATCCCTGAGTCACGAGAAGAGTTTAACCTCCAGGCAGAGAGATGGATTCAGCGACTAATTGATCGTGTTATTCGATACGCCGATGAGTTCCAGGAGCAGCCAGCGCCGGTAGTGCCGAAGGAAATGACAGCAGGCATTGCCGTAAAACACTGGGAAGGCGGTAGAGGCTCTATTGAAAGTTTCGTTGCTGGGTATAATTTTTATCGCGCCGCCATGCTCCAGGCTTCTGCTGTTTGCACCTGCCCCAGCGGCGACGGTTCGCTGCGCTGGCCATGTCCGGTGCATGCTGGCAACTCTCCGGCAATTCCTGATGGTTACGTGATGGTGCCAAAAGAGGCAACCCTTGAGATGATCAAATCAGGCGCCAGTGCCGCATCAAACGGGATGCTTATCCCAGGGATATATAAAGCGATGCTTGCAGCCGCTGATTGCAGCATCCCAATGATTTCAGATAGATGGATTCCGGTAAGCGAGCAGATGCCAGAGCGTGAAGTTGACGTTCAGGTTTACTGCCCAGATAAGAAGGAGCAGATGGTTGCCTACCTTGAGCGTAATGAGCTGGAGGGCTATTTCAGGTTCGCAACGTGGAGAACTGGAGACGGTATTTATTGCCAGCCCACCCACTGGATGCCGCTGCCGGCAGCGCCGCAGGAGGGCAAATGACTATAGCCATCGATCGACTTAAAGAAGTGACAAGGGACTTTGGTCGCAGGCATATCGCCTACCAGATGGCCAGAGAACTGCTGGAGATTTATAGCGGTAACGGCCCGGTAGTCTGGAATGTGTTGAGCGATTTCCCTCCTGAGGTGACTGGCAAATATCTTGTCATTACCAGCTACGGGGATATTCGGACCGCCTGCTATGACTGTGAATCAGGGGAATGGAGGGCTTCAGATGGCACCATTACCGGAGTTATCAAATGGATGGATTTGCCAGCCGCCCCGCAGGAGGTGAAGTGATGTCTACCATGACTTTCGTTGTTGAGTTTGAAGATGGCAAAGAGCCGCCGGTACACGCGCACATGGAGGTGTTTGGCGGGAAGATTATTGCAGTGGCTTTCCGTGATGCCTTAAGTGAGCAGGAGGAACAGCAACAGGTGCAATACCAGCAAGAATCGCTTAATGCGATCCGTTGTTTCTTCTGCAATGGCCGCCATCCAATTGGCGTCGCCTGCCCACTAAATACGTTCACATCGGCGGTTGACAATGGCTAAATCCCCCGCAGAACGCAAAGCCGCGCACCCATCCAGTTGATGCTATATAATCCCCTCCACAGCAGAGGGGATATTTATGTCAAAGTGGAACATTGCAGCCAAATCGAAAGACGAGCAGGACAAGGTCAACGTCGACCTCGCAGCCTCCGGCGTTGCCTATAAAGAGCGCCTGAACAGTAAGCGTCGTCTCAGCACCGTCTGGCAGATCCTGAAATTCCTGAGAGGATAATGGACACCAAATATGGTGGACGCTATCCATGAAATCATTAACCGCAGTGCGTAAAAAAAGCCCTAATTATCCCGTTGAGTTCAAAATCAAAATGGTTGAACTCTCGCATCGACCAGAGATCTCCGTAGCGCAACTCGCTCGTGAGCATGGGATCAACGATAATTTGCTGTTCAAGTGGCGCCAGTACTGGCGCGAAGGAAAACTACGTCCTCCTTCAACAACAGAAAACAACGTGCCTGAGCTGCTCCCGATAACACTTGATGCCGAAGATGTTGTCCCTGCAACCTCCCCCCGGTCACAACCTGTAGCTGCTGCGGCACCTGAATCACTCAATATCAGCTGTGAAGTGACGTTCCGGCACGGATCACTCCGTCTGAATGGTGCCATCAGCGAAAATATCCTGAACCTGCTGATACGGGAGCTCAAACGTTGATCCCATTACCATCAGGGACAAAGATCTGGCTGGTCGCTGGCATCACCGATATGAGAAACGGCTTCAACGGCCTGGCGGCAAAGGTGCAGACGACGCTGAAAGACGATCCGATGTCAGGTCACGTTTTTATCTTCCGTGGGCGTAATGGCAGTCAGGTAAAGCTCCTCTGGTCTACCGGCGATGGACTGTGTCTGCTGACCAAACGGCTGGAGCGCGGCCGCTTCGCCTGGCCGTCAGCCCGGGATGGCAAAGTGTTCCTCACACCGGCACAGCTGGCGATGCTCCTTGAAGGTATCGACTGGCGGCAGCCTAAAAGACTGCTTACGTCACTGACTATGTTGTAGGCCTCTTTATCCTGGTCGACGCTGAATGAGCCTGGTAATATACCCGGTATGAACAGCTTACTTCCTGACGATATCGATGAACTGAAACGTCTCCTTGCCGAACAGGAGGCGCTGAACCGTGCCCTTCTGGAAAAGCTGAACGAGCGTGAACGCGAAATAGATCACCTGCAGGCGCAACTGGATAAGCTGCGCCGGATGAACTTCGGCAGCCGCTCCGAAAAAGTCTCCCGCCGTATCGCGAAGATGGAAGCCGACCTTAAGCAGTTGCAGAAAGAAAGCGATACCCTTACCGGCCGGGTGGATGACCCGGCCGTGCAGCGCCCGCTGCGGCAGACCCGTACCCGCAAACCGTTCCCTGAATCACTCCCCCGTGACGAAAAACGGCTGCTGCCGGCAGCGTCATGCTGCCCGGAATGTGGTGGTGCGCTGAGTTACCTGGGTGAAGATGCCGCCGAACAGCTGGAGCTGATGCGCAGCGCCTTCCGGGTTATCCGGACAGTACGTGAAAAGCATGCCTGTACTCAGTGCGATGCCATCGTGCAGGCCCCCGCGCCTTCACGGCCCATCGAGCGGGGTATCGCAGGACCGGGGCTGCTGGCCCGCGTGCTGAGTTCAAAGTATGCAGAGCACACCCCGCTGTACCGCCAGTCTGAAATATACGGCCGCCAGGGTGTGGAGCTGAGCCGCTCACTGCTGTCGGGCTGGGTGGATGCGTGTTGCCGGCTACTGTCACCGCTGGAAGGGGCGCTTCAGGACTATGTGCTGACTGACGGTAAGCTCCATGCTGATGACACGCCTGTCCCGGTGCTGTTGCCAGGTAATAAGAAAACGAAGACCGGGCGGTTGTGGACGTACGTTCGTGACGACCGTAACGCCGGGTCAACGCTGGCGCCGGCAGTGTGGTTCGCTTACAGCCCGGACAGAAAAGGTATCCACCCGCAGAGCCATCTCGCTGGCTTCAGCGGTGTTCTGCAGGCGGATGCGTACGCCGGGTTCAACGAACTGTACCGCAATGGACAGATAACGGAAGCTGCCTGCTGGGCTCATGCCCGCCGCAAGATCCACGATGTGCACGTTCGCACCCCGTCAGCACTGACGGAGGAAGCCCTGAAACGGATCGGTGAGTTATATGCCATCGAGGCGGAAATAAGGGGGATGCCGGCGAAGCGACGCCTTGCAGAACGTCAGCAAAAAGCTAAACCGCGGCTGAAATCCCTGGAAAGCTGGCTGCGTGAAAAGGTGAAAACGCTGTCGCGACACTCAGAACTGGCGAAAGCGTTCACGTACGTACTGAACCAGTGGCCGGCGCTGGCTTACTATACTGACGACGGCTGGGCCGAGGCAGATAACAACATAGCTGAGAATGCGCTACGGATGGTCAGCCTGGGCCGCAAAAACTACCTGTTCTTCGGTTCGGATCATGGAGGAGAGCGGGGAGCGCTGCTGTACAGCCTGATCGGGACATGCAAACTGAACGGAGTGGAGCCAGAAAGCTACCTTCGCCATGTGCTTGATGTTATAGCTGACTGGCCGATAAACCGGGTCAGCGAACTGCTCCCCTGGCGCGTAGCACTGCCAACTGAATAACACATCCCCGTCAATACGGTTCTCGCTGCACGCTTACCCTGAACATGCCAGTAGTCGCTGAAGTGGTAGCCAGAGAGCAGCCCGAGCATCTGCGCGAGTATTTCATGGAGCGCGTCCGCTACTACCGCGAGCAAAGCATCCAGCTACCAAAAGCATCAGATCCGCGCTATCTGGAAATGGCCAGTCAGAACGAGAAAAAATAGCCTATGCTCGTTTTGCAATTCGGGATTTAGCCCGTCATAATTACCTCGTCAGCCTGAGCAACTGACACGATTATCCGGCGCCAAGTGGGGACACATGGCGCACAAAACCTTACAGCAATCCCAGTCACCGATGGCGAAGGCCACCGGCGATTTTCTGCATTCAGCGTTTGACCTCTGCGGAGGTGAAGCGTGAAGCAACAATTCTGCCTTATCAACGACAACGTTAAGCGTAACGTCGTCAACTTCATCCAGTCTCTGCCCGTCGACCACCGATCGCCGCTGATTATCGAGGCGCGCGAAGAAAGCCGCACCGACAAACAGAATCGTCTCATGTGGCCACTTTTGAAAGACCTGAGCGATCAGGTGGTCTGGCACGGCGAAAAGCTGGAGCCTGCGGAGTGGAAAGACCTCATCACCGTACTGGTAAGCCAGATGCAAAACCCGGAGTGTGAGCAGAAATCCGCCCCGGGCATCAACGGCGGCCGCGTCTACTTCGGCGTTCGCACCTCTCAATCCAGCAAGCGCTACATGGTTGAGGTGATCGAGGCGATTTACTGGTTCGGCACAGAGCACAATGTGAAGTTCAGCGAGAAGTCCAGCAGTCGGATTGCATGGGCCCAGGAATGGAGGGCTTCGCATGCACAGTCTGCTCGCTAAGGTCATGGATCGCGGCATCTTCCGCGTGCCGGCGCGCCGCAAGCGCAAGGTCGAAGTAAAGCCTTCCGACATCCCCACCTTTCACTATACGGCTCACCTGGCAGATGTCCGCTGGTTGCGCCGCGCTGCCCGGAGGAAAAGCCATGGCTGATTTACGCAAAGCAGCTCGAGGTCGCGAATGTCAGGTTCGCATCCCGGGCGTCTGCAACGGTAATCCTGAAACCACGGTATTGGCCCATATCCGCATTGCTGGATTGTGCGGGACCGGGATTAAGCCGCCTGATCTGATCGCCGCTATCGCCTGTTCATCCTGTCACGATGAAATAGACCGCCGCACGCGCCTGGTAGATGCGGAGTATGCGAAAGAGTGCGCACTGGAGGGAATGGCCCGAACGCAGGTTATCTGGATGAAAGAGGGGCTGATAAAAGCATGAACCAATATCGCATTTCTTTACCCTGGCCACCCAGCAACAACCGCTACTACCGGCACAACCGGGGGCGCACTCACATTAGCGCGGAAGGGCAGGCATACCGCGACAGCGTCGCCAGAATCATCAAAGACTCGATGCTTGATATCGGCCTGGCCACGCCACTGAAAATCCGTATTGAGTGCCACATGCCGGATCGCCGGCGCCGTGACCTGGACAACCTGCAAAAGGCTGCATTCGATGCCCTGACGAAATCAGGTTTCTGGCTCGATGACCAGCAGGTTGACTACTACAGCGTGAAGAGAATGCCTGTCGTCAAAGGTGGGCGACTTGAGCTGACCATTACCGAAATGGAGGCCGCATGAGCCGTGACGTTATTGAACGCATCCGCGACCGCTGGCAAAAGCTCCGCCTCTGCCGGCACCGCGGCACCGTACTGGTTGACTACAAAATATTACGCAATTTCGTCCGTATCTATCAGACCCCGGGAGAGACAGCATGACAGCTCAATACTTGGAATTTGTTCGCCAGCAGCTGATAGTGGCCACCGCCGATCTGAGCGGCGCGACGAAAGGTCAACTGGTGGCATTTGCAGAGAACGCACAATTCACCGCTACAGCGCGCAGCCGGGGAAGGAAGAAAGTAGCCGACCCGGTAACCGGCCGCATGGTAAACCCATCCAGCCCACCAATTCCCGGGCAGCAGTCCCGCGCGAAAGGTTCATCAATCGCTCTCGTTCTGCCCGTTGAGTATTCGACGGCCAGCTGGCGCCGGGCTCTACTGTCGCTGGAAGAGCATCAGAAAGCGTGGCTGCTGTGGAACTATAGCGACAATATCCGCTGGGAGCATCAGGAGACGATCACTCGGTGGGCATGGGAGCAATTCAACGAAAAGCTGGCCGGTGTGCGCATTGCAAAGAAAACAGTCGATCGCCTACGTCAACTCATCTGGCTGGCCGCTCAAAATACAAAGCAGGAAATAACCGGTAGAGGGCATCATTACTCTCCCGCCGCTATGGTGGGGATAAAGCCAGATAACTGGTGCCACAATTATTCAGATTACTGGCAGGCAATGATGGACATCTACCAGGCACTTGATAGCCAGGCGTTACTCTCTGTTTCTCGATCACGTTCACAACAAAAAGCGACTTTTTCGCAGCAGGGTCTTGCAAAAGTCAATTAAATGCGTCATATTTGAGTCTACTTTGATATGCTGCCTTAACTTTAAGTGGCGGCATGAAGAATAAAAAGGCCCTGGCGGAAACGTCGGGGCTTTTGCGTTTCTGGGTCAGAAGCACAGCGGTTGTGCGTTCGGCTGTTAACCGAATGGTCGAAGGTTCGAATCCTTCCTGTCCCGCCAAATTAGCGCCATTAGCTCAACCGGAGAGAGCAATAGCCTTCTAAGCTATCGGTTTCAGGTTCGAGTCCTGAATGGTGCGCCAGATAATGGCCTGACCTGATAACGGGTTCATACCCCAACTTATCAGGGGCGCTGCTGCAACAGCGTCGCAGGCCGCCAGACCCAGCCAGGGTATTTTCGGTCATCACCGACATTGCTATTACCCTCATGCTTATTGCCCGCCTTTTTGCGGGCTTTTTTATTATCAGGTCCCGCGGGAATCATCATCGACACGCTTCGTTGTTAAATCCAGCCCGACGGGCCTGACCTTCTCACACACAGCTTCCCGATCTTTCATCGGAGGCGGTAACTATGGCTAAACGTATGCAAGACAAAGAGAGCATTGCCGGGATGTCCTGGCTGGTTCTGCTGATCATTGCTTGCTGGGGTGGACTTGTCCGCTACCTGATAGATGTGAAGCAGAGCAAGGCAACATGGAGCTTGATCAATGCTCTTGCCCAAATGGTGGTTTCAGGGTTTACCGGCGTTATTGCTGGCCTGGTGAGCATTGAAAGCGGACTGAGCATTTACATGATTCTGGCAACCGCGGGGATAAGCGGCGCGATGGGCTCCGTAGCGTTGACCTATTTCTGGGAACGCCTGACGGGGATTAAAGATGCAAATCAGTAATAACGGCATCGCGCTGATTAAGCGATTTGAGGGTTGCAGGTTAACCGCATATCCCGACCCGGGCACAGGTGGTGATCCCTGGACGATTGGCTACGGCTGGACGGGAAAAGTAGACGGGAAGCCTATCAGGCCCGGAATGAAGATTGACGACGCAACGGCGGATCGCCTGCTGCGCACTGGCGTGGTGAGCTTTGACCAGGCGGTAAGCAAGATGCTCAAAGTTACCGTTACCCAGAATCAGTACGACGCGCTTGTGTCGCTTGCCTACAACATCGGTACGCGAGCGCTATCGACCTCAACGCTGATGAAAAAGCTGAATGCAGGTGATGTGAAAGGCGCTGCTGATGAGTTCCTTCGCTGGAACCGGTCAGGCGGAAAGGTAATGGCTGGGTTAACGAATCGCCGCAAGGCAGAGCGTGAGGTATTTCTCTCATGAAACTCGTTGATGACTGGAAAAGCGCATGGCGCTGGTTCTCCATGCATGCACTGGTGCTGGCCGGGATTATTCCCACGGTATGGGCAGAGCTACCGCCAGACCTCAAGGCCGCAATCCCGCCGGGAGCTATGGGCACCATTACAGCGGTGATTGCTGCCTGTGGCGTTGTGGGCCGCCTGGTTAGCCAGAGTAATCCGCAATGACTGCCGAAGCCATTCTGGCGCTGGTTAAAAAGTTCTGGCTGCCGGCGCTCATGGTCGTGCTGGTTGGTGCGCTGGCTATGTCTGCCAGCTACTTCAAAGACAAAGCCGAGCAGGAGAAGCAGCGAGCCGATAGCGCCGAACAGCAGGCAAACGCAGCGCAGGCGATCACATCCAACGTTTTGACCACCATGACCATCTTCAACACCATCGTCGAGGCCAATCAGCATGCAAAAGAGCAGATCGCACTGGACGCATCGGGAGCCTCGGCTGATATCAGGGTTGCTGTTGCGAATGATGATTGCACTAATCGGCCTGTGCCTGCTGGCGCAGTTAAGCGGCTGCAGCAATACGCGAACGGTCTACGTCAAAGTGCCGGTGGTCCCGTTACCAGCCAGCCTGACGGCCGACACCCCGCAACCGGAAATCCCCGACAACCTGACGTGGGGCCAGAGCCTTGATTTAAACGTCAGTCTGCTATCAGCGCTGGGGCAGTGCAACCGGGATAAGGCTGATATCAGACAGGCGGAGATGAAAAGGGGGCTTTAGTTTTATAGCCTCACTAATAGCTTAAAGGAAGCGGTCATGAGGCTCTAATCATCTAAGATGATGCTTAGACTTTTTTGTATGTAATCGAACGACCAAACGGCGGGTAAGTTGAAGTTGAGTCATATACTTCATAGTGAGCAACTACTTCTCCATTTTCGTCGAGCTCACGTAGAAGATATTCATCAGTATCTTGACCTCTTCGTGGCCCCTTCCAGGTGGAAGATACTTCCTCGAGAGTATGGTTATCTGGAATCCCAATTTTCTTTTTATATTCATCAGTCATTTAAAGCCTCCTGCTGTGCGGTTATCTAGGGCGTGATTTAATAAAATGCTGTCAAGATAGTATACACCACGCAAAAACGATGCCTGAGATACTGGTTATAGTTTAGCGTTTTATTGGAGGCTAATATGGCTGATACCACAGTGATTAGGCCATATCCCCCCGTCAACTTCACTGGTGAAAACTGGCTGCCATATACCCGGCTGATCCCTGCAGCCGAAATCGGCGAATGGATAAGTCAGAACATCCTCTCCGAAGAGGGGCGAATCCATAACCCTGACCATACGCACTTGGTCGACGCTGATGTGGCGTTCATGTGGGCCTCTGGCTCATTCGCCAAGAGCGGGCGCATTGTGCTGGGCCAGTGTGAGCAGGTAATGATGCGCGCCGGCGGTTGGCAGAAAGCCCGAATGGAGCAGCAGATGCATGAATGGTTCGGTCGTATACCTAAGTTCATCATCACCCTGGCTGCTGACTACTGCGAGCAATGCAACGATCTGGAGTTCTGCGCACTGGTAGAGCATGAGCTTTATCACATCGCCCATGCTACCGATGACTATGGCGCGCCGAAGTTCAACAAAGAAACCGGGATGCCGGTTCTGAAGCTTCGCGGCCATGATGTCGAGGAATTCGTCGGCGTTGTCCGGCGTTACGGCGCCAGCAAAGACGTGCAGGAAATGGTGGATGCGGCGAACAGGCCGGCGGAGGTTGCTCATATTGATGTTGCCAGGGCGTGCGGGACGTGCATGCTGAAACTGGCTTAATTCTGGAATGCTTTGGAAGGATGGTGATTCATGGCTGCACTAAAACCGGAAGTTAAAGCCGCCATCGTTCAAATGCTTGCGTGCTATGACACGCTGTCGATTGTGGTCGACGCCATCCAAAAAGATTACGGGATAAAAGTCACCCCTCAGCAAGTTGAATCGCACGATCCGACGAAGGTCAGCGGCAAGGGGCTGGCTAAAAAGTGGGTAGACCTCTTCAACCATACCCGCGACCGTTTTCTCAACGAAATTTCCGATATCCCGATCGCCAACAAGGCCTACCGTCTGCGCGTACTGCAGCGAATGTCGACGACTGCTGAGAATATGAAGAACATCGGTATGACGGCCCAACTACTGGAGCAGGCAGCAAAAGAGGTGGGTGAGGCTTACAGCAATAAGCAAAAAGTCGAACACACCAGTCCTGACGGTAGCATGTCGCCGCGACCAACGACGATCAGACTGGTAGGAGTAGAGCCAACTAATGGAAAGTCAGGTTGACCTACAAATCCCGGCGAAGCTCGTTCCCGTATTCGCGACAGAGGGCATTCGCTATCGTGGCGCGCATGGTGGTCGCGGTTCCGCAAAGACGCGCACATTCGCGCTGATGAGCGCGGTTAAAGCGTATCAGGCAGCCGAAAGCGGATTAAGCGGCGTCATTCTCTGCGCTCGCGAGTTTATGAACTCCCTCGAAGAGTCATCGATGGAGGAAGTGAAACAGGCGATCCGGTCTGTTCCATGGCTGGATGACTACTTCGATATTGGCGAAAAGTACATCCGCACCAAAAACCGCAACGTCAGCTACGTCTTCTGCGGCTTGCGCCACAACCTCGACAGTATTAAGTCAAAGGCGCGCATTCTGGTTGCGTGGGTAGATGAGGCTGAATCGGTATCGGCGACGGCCTGGAAGAAGCTGCGCCCGACGGTGCGTGAAAATGGCTCTGAAATCTGGGTGACATGGAACCCGGAGAAAGACGGCAGCGCCACTGACAAACTCTTCAGAAAGAACCCGCCGAAAAGCTCGATGATTGTCGAGATGAACTACAGCGACAATCCATGGTTCCCGGATGTGCTCGAAGAAGAACGCCTCGAAGATCTGGAAAACCTCGACTACGCCGATTATGCGTGGATTTGGGAAGGCGCCTATCTGGAGAACTCAGACAAGCAGGTGCTGGCGAATAAATACGTCGTACAGAGCTTTGAAGACGACCTCTGGAAGAAATCAGAGCGCCTGTTGTTCGGCGCCGACTTCGGTTTTGCAAAAGACCCAAGCACGCTTATTCGGATGTTCATCCTGGATAACAACCTCTACATCGAATACGAGGCCTACGGCAATGGTGTAGAGCTTGATGATATGTGGAAGTTTTACGCTGGAAAAACCGATGCCACGCCGAAACAGCTTGAAGACTGGAAGGTCACTGACGAGGCGAAATTCCCCGGCATACCCGAGGCTCGCAAATGGCCTATCAAAGCCGACAACTCCAGACCTGAAACTATCAGCCATATCAAGGGCCAGGGGTTCAATATCTCAGCAGCTCAGAAATGGCAGGGTAGCGTTGAGGATGGGATAACTTGCCTGCGTGGCTTTAAGAAAATCATCATTCACCCACGCTGCAAGGAGACGGCTAAAGAAGCTCGTCTCTACTCGTACAAAACTGACCGGATCACTGGCGAGGTCTTGCCGGTCATAGAGGACAAGAACAACCACTGCTGGGACGGTGTCCGGTACGGTCTGGACGGGTATATCAAGCACAAAGCGCAAGTCGGCGCAGTATTCTTCTAAGGAGCATCGCCAGTGAGCGAACAAGATAACGGCCTTCAACTGGCTGTGAACAATCTCGCCACTGAGATGCGGCGAGCGAATTACCTTAACGCCATCGGTATCGGCGGGGGTAATACCAAGCGCCCGACGCTCTATCAGGAGTTCGGTTATCCGCGCACCATTACCTTCCATGACTTCTACAACATGTACCGGCGCAACGCCGCAGGCTTCGCAGTGGTGCATCGCCTTCTGGATGGATGCTGGCAGGACTATCCGGTAATCGTTGACGGTGATGAGTCCCAGGAGGCGAAGAAAACCAACCAGTGGGAAAAGAACGTCGCCAGGTTCATGAAGAAATTGTGGCCGAAGGTGAAGGATGCCGATCGCCGCAATATGGTGGGGCGCTACTCCGCGCTGTTACTGCAGATCAAAGATAACCGGCCATGGAATGAGGAAGTCGACACTTCCCTTGTAAGGAGTCTCGGCGAGGCAGCGCTGGTTAAGCTGATCCCTGTATGGGAGCCGCAGCTGACAGTTGCTGAATGGGATAACGATCGCCAGTCCGAGACCTTCGGCCAGCCGAAGATGTTCAACTTCAACGAGCAGCCGGTTGGAGACGAGGCGTTCGTCGGTCCTACGCGCGGTGAGCCTGTGCATCCCAGCAGGGTGATCCTGTTCTGCGAAGGTTCAGAGGATGACAACGTTCTGTCGGGTATCCCGCTGCTTGAGGCCGGATACAACAAAGGGCTCGACCTTGAGAAGATTTCCGGCGGTGGTGCTGAGGGCTTCCTGAAGAATGCCAGCCGGCAGATCGCGGTCGAGTTCAGCAAAGAAACTGACATGGCCACGCTTGCCGATCAGGCTAAGAAAGCTGGTTATGCCGACCTCGGCGAAGCGATGGGCGACAAGGTCAACAAGCTTAACCGCGGCACCGATGCAGCCGCCGTGATGCAGGCCGGGCAGATGCACGTTCTGAGCGTAACTCCAGGCGACCCGGGGCCGACTTGGGAGGTTACGGCGAACGAACTGGCTGCCTCCGTACAGATACCTTTCACCATCCTGTTTGGACAGCAGACCGGACGACTGGCGAGCGATGAGGATAAAACAGACTGGGCCATTCGCCGAAATACCCGCCGCAACGGCTTCCTGACCGACCGAATCACAGCTTTGCTGGAACGCTTCTGGACCCTGGGCATTATCGATCCGCCGACAAATGGAGAGGTCACCATTTCATGGTCCGACCTGCTGGCTCCTGGCGAGAAGGAGAAAATCGAGAACGCTTCGAAACTAGCTGATATCGTTCAGAAAACCTCAGGCTTCTACGGTGGCGAACCGCCATTCACGGCCAACGAACTTCGCGAGATTGTAGGCCTCGACCCTCTGCCTGAGCCAAAGCAACCACCTAACCCGAATGACAAGGTGACAACCGATGATCCACTGGCCGATGACACCGGAGCAGACGGCAAAGGTGGGGCTGCCGATAGTTCCGCGCAGTAAGGTTGACCCGACTCGATCAGCGAAGCAGGTCAGCGAGATGTTCCGGGATATCGAGGACCGGTATCTCGGCATCAAGCGCGCTCTGAAAACGCTCTTCGACCAGCGTCTGACCGGGAGAGAGCGAGAGGTTAACAGCCACAGCTGGCACTTCCTGTGCCACGACCACGGCGAGGATGTGCGGCTTTACCAGGTCAACGCCGGCAAGTTTATCTACGACATGTCAGCGCAGGAACTGGCCGACCTGCTCGAAGCGGTGCAGGGCATTCTCGACGATTACCTGCTGGAAGGCGGCGAACAAAGCCTGTGGGCGATGGATTACGTCGCCGCAGAGGCGCAGCGCGGCACGCTGGAGGCATTCAACAACCTCTCGCAACAGTCGCAGGTATATGCCAGCCAGACGACGCTTCAGCAGCTTTTAAGCAGCCCCGGTTATCTTAATCAGGTGGCAGCCGCCAGACTGACAACGTTCAGTGACTGGAAGGTCATCAGCGATACAGCCCGCGGCGATCTGACCAACATTATTACCGATGCGGTCGCGCGCGGGGTGAATCCTCGCGAGACGGCCAGCGTCATCAGCAAGCGCCTGGACGTAAGTATGTCCAAAGCTAAGACCATCGCTCAGACTGAGCAGGTCGGCGCGCTGCGCCAGGCGCAATGGAACGAAACGGACTGGGCGGCTGATCGGCTTGGCCTGAATACCGGCCTGCTGTGGCTGTCGGCGCTCAAACCGACGACGCGCAGCTGGCACGCCAGCCGTCACGGAAAGGTTTATACCACCGAGCAGGTGCGGGACTTCTACGCCGAGAAAGGCAACCGGTACAACTGCTATTGCAGCCAGATTCCGGTACTGCTCAATGATGACGGCAGCATCTTCAACGAAGGCCTGGCGGATAAGCTGGCGAAAGAGCGTAAGCAGTGGACAAAAGCAGAATCAGCTTAATGTATAATCATCAGTGGCTAGGGTAGCTCCCGAAAAACGGTATCGTCACCGCCTGCCACTGATATTCTGACGAGCAACTAAGACGAGGTTGTGAATGAGCATTCCGAAACCAAAGAACACAGTCCGCATCTCATTCACTGTTATTGATGAGAATGGTGAAGAAACACTGAGTCGGGATTATTTTCTGCCATTTGAAAAAATTACGCAGGCTAGATTCCCAGCCCTGCCAGAGGCAGCACAGACCGAGGCTCAAAAGTTCCATGAAGCAGCAGTAATGATGGGCTGCTTTGGTGAATAGCATGAAGCCAGGGCTCTAATTCTGTCCTAAAAATATATTACAGGCTGCCATCCGGCGGCCTTTTTTATTGCCTGAAATCCACCAACGAGGACCCAGCATGAAACGCAACCGCGTTAACGTGCTGACCGTCGTCAACTCCGCTTCAAACATCACCACTGAAACCATCGACGGCAAGCCACATATCGTGGTTCGCGGCATCACGCCTGTCGTGGACGATATCGTGATGAACCGGAAGTTGTACCCGGCAGCAGAAATCGAAAAGGCCTACAACACGCTTGAGCGTAACCCGATGCCACTGGGCCACCCGAAAGTGGATGGCAAGCATGTGTCTGCTCGCGATGTCCGGGCGGTGAATGAATATCACGTCGGCGCATGGCTGCAGAACGTCAGCCACAAAGACGGGAAAGTGACGGGCGATATGTACGTTAACCGACAGTACGCCGAGTCAAGCGAGAAGGGCAAGCGCCTGATTAACCGCCTTGATGAGATGATCGCCGGTACCAACTCAGAACCCATCCACATCTCCACAGGACTGCTGTATTCCGGCATTGCCGCTAATGGCGAGTCAAAGGGCAAAAAGTACAACGAGATCGCCACCAACATGATGTTTGACCATGTGGCGGTGCTGCTCGATGAGCCTGGCGCTGGAACGCCTGCAGAAGGCGTCGGTATCTTTGTCAACGCTGAGGGCGACGAGCTCGAAATTGAAGTAGTCAACCTAGCTGATGCTGACGTACCAGACCCGCAAGACGCCTCATTCAAAACATTCTTTAACCAGCTAAAGGCGTTTTTCAGCGCCAACAGCGATTCAACCCAGAAGGAAACAGATCCGATGAAAGAGCTCATCGTTAATGCGCTGAAGGCTAACGGCAAAGAGGTAGAGGGTAAAACCGATGCCGAACTGATGGACGCATACAACCAGATGAAGGCCGAAGAGGTCACCGCCAAGAAAAAAGGCGATGAAGAAATCGACCCTACCACCGGCGCAACCAAGAAGACGGAACAGGCCGCCAACAATGAAGAGATGCCAGCCTGGGCAAAAGCTCTGACCGATCAGGTTATGGCGCTTAACTGCAAGATCAACGCGAGCTCGGAAAGCGAGAAGAGCAACATGCGCGCAGCGGTAAAAGCCAAATTTGGCATGACCGATATTGCTGTCAACGCTCTGGACGGCGAGCCTCTGAAAGAGCTGTTTGCTCAATGCCAGACCTCAACCGGCCTGAATGGCGCTTTCCGCCAGGCTACCAACACCCAATCAGTCAGCGAAATGCCGGAGTAAAAAATGGCTAAAGACGGAAAACATGTAATTCACGCCGGTGGCGTATTCCCTAATCCGCTGCTCAACCGTGAAGGCCGCGCCACCGCGGTCAAGCCCGGCACCCTGGGCTTCTTCGATGCTGGCGTCTTCAAGGTGTCGGTAGATGGTAGCGAGACAGCAATTATCTATGTCGCTGACTTCGATTATCTGCGCTGCAAAACGGTAGATGACACGTTTGCTGTCGACGATCTTCTGGTTGGCATCCATCCGCTGCCTGGCATGTTCCTGAACGTGCGCGCAGCGGCCGGCACCTACAAAAAAGGCGACGCTCTCTCAATCGTTAATGGCCAGGTTAAGAAGTGGGCCACCGGTGAAAACGATCGCTGCTATTGCGACGAAGAACGCTCAATTACCGCCGCTGCTGGCGATCTCATTCGCGTAGTGATCAAGTAAGGAGTCACTGAATGCTTGTTTATTCTAAATCGCTGGGCGAAAAGACCGGCAACCTGGCCGTGAACCAATACCAGTTCGGTATGCTGACCATGGAGCGTAATGCCGCGCTGAACCATCAGGGCGTCAACGTTATGCAGGAGATCGCCGACCGCCTTAATGCTGTTAACCATCTCAACGGCATCAACGCTGTTCGCTCACCTGCTGACCTTTACAAGGCCTTTGACCAGACCGTGCTGCGTCAATTCCAGCCGAACACTGAGTTCACACTGTTTAACGACCTGATGCCGCTGTCACGTTCGGTGCGCATCAATCAGACGGTGTATGAATACGCCAAGTCTGGCGGCCGCATGTGGGCCCATACCTCCATGTCAGGCCAGATCGGCGCGGCGCTGGATGCTGTGCAGTACCAGTACGACGGTACTATGGTTCCGGTGCACGATACCGGCTTCAAGTTCCACTGGCGTGAGCCTCGCCTGAACAACCCGGATGCGTTCGACATCATCTCTGACGCTCAGTTTGAGTCAACCAACGAAGTGCGCCGCCAGTATGTGGATTACATCTACAACGGCTATCGCGACGCGGAAGGTAACTACATCAAGTTCGACGATAAGACCTGGAAGGGTCTGAAGAACGACGAGCGTGTAGCGATGGTTGACCTCGGCGCATCTGGCCTGAATATCGACTTCACCAGCGCATCCGCCACTGCTGAGCAGATCCGTAACGCAGCAATTAAGCTGCGCGACACGCTCAAACTGACCAACAATCAGTACGCCGAGCAGACCTGGTATGTGTCGAGCGCCATCATTTCCAACCTTGAGCGCTACTTCAGCGACAACTATCAGTCTGACACCATCCTGCAAGAGCTTATGAAACTGTCCGGCATTGCCGCGATTAAAGAAGACGCTCAGCTGACCGGTAACCAGATCCTGATTGTCCCGCTTACCGCTGGCGTGATTGCTCCGATTGTAGGCCAGGCTTTCGGCACCGTTGCCGATCCGCGTCCGTTCTACAACAGCGATTACATCTGGCGTACATGGGGCGCTGCTGGTCTGATGGTTAAGACTGACATCAACAGCAAAAAATCAGTCATCTACGCACACAGCTAAGGGGCGGTAAATGGCACTGGTAAAAGTGATTAGCGATAACCTTTTCTCCGGTGCCAATCTCCAGAAACTGGAGGTTGGTGCTCAGGTTTCGGTAAGCGGCGATGTCGCTAAGCGCTGGGTGGCCGCCGGTCTGGTTGAAATTATTAGTGATGACGACCAGGCGCTGGAAGTGGCTAAACCGGGCAATGATGCTGCAGAGCAGGCAGAGCAGCAGGAAGAATCTGTCAGCAAATCGAAGAAGGCGAAATAACCATGGCTGACCCAATCACAGCGGCAGACGTGCAGGCGTTCCTCGGTGAATTGGGTTACTCCATCCCGGCCGCTCTGCTCGATCCGATTCTCTGCGTGGTGAACAAGATTATCCCGTGCCTCGATGGTGCGGGATATGACGACTGCACGGCAAAGCTCATTCTGATGTATGCCGCTGCGCTCATGGCGACGTCTTCCGGTGCCCGGCGAATAAAATCGCAGGGGGCGCCATCAGGAGCGTCGCGCTCGTTCGACTACGGAGATGACGGCATTACCTGGCTGCGCGACTCTCTGGCGAAACTGGATACCAGCGGCTGCACCGGTGAGTTGCCAATCAGCGCCGGCAACAGTGTGGGCCTGTTTATGGTGGTCGGGGGCTGTTAATGGCATGGGTTTCAGTTCAGCAACGGCTGCCACGGACGTTTACCCGGGTGTGGGTGATCACCGATGCCGGCCAGCAAACCACAGCATATGTGAAAAGCGACGGTGAGTGGTTCATTAACTGCGACCGCATACGCGCCACAGGCGCCGTTGTGCTGCGATGGAGGGATGACTGATGTCTTCGGTAGCTAATTGGTCATACACCGCGACGGCGACAATCTGGCGGCGCATACGCGATGCTGACGGTAGTGATACCGACGGCGGAGGTCAGCCGTACGGGTGGGAAGCGCCGATCGCTATCCTCTGCGACTACCAGTGTGGTCTCTCTGCAAAAATCGGTGACCTTGGCCGGGAGATCGTGGTTAAAAACACGATATGGACCGAGTACGCAACGGCGCGGGAAGGGGATTACATCCTGATTGGCGCGTCGACCGATGCAGCACCGCCGGATGAGGCCGACGAGATACGGCAGATCGTCCAGTTCGCAGATACGTTCGAGCGACTGGCGTACGATTTCGCACTGATTACGGGAGTCTGATTATGGGCGCTAAAGTTCGCGGCATCCGCCAGGCCAAGGCCAACCTCGATCGCATCATCAAAGACGTCCAGGGACGTAAAGTCGTGCGAGCAATCCAGTCTGCGATGCTTATAGGCAGCGCGCAGGCCGCGCTTTACACCCCGATCGATACGTCGACGCTCATCAATAGCCAGTTTCGAGAAATCACGGCTAACGGCACCAGGGTCACCGGGCGCGTCGGTTACTCAGCCAACTATGCGGTTTATGTTCACGACCCGGCAGTGAAGCAGAACTTCCGGCGAGCAACTGCCCGAAAGGAGTTCTTAACGAAGGGCTTCGAAGATACCCGCAGCCAGATTGACGCGGTGGTGAAGAAGGAGCTTTCGCTATGACCCCTCCGATGTATATGCGCCTCAAAGACCTGTTTGTGGCTGAGGGGCTTACCTCGGGGTTTAAGGTCCAGTGGCGGCAATGGCGCGATACCGGGAAAGATACTGATCAGTTCATCGTGTTCCGGCCTTCCGGCGGTACAAATATTGAGTACGACCGCGGCGGAGACTGGTATGTGATGGTTGATGTGATCTCCTCGAAGGCCAATCCCGATGCTGCTGACGCCGCGGTAAACGCCATTGTCGAATATATCAGCGCGCAATCCGGCGCCGATGATTGCGTTGGCGCGCTGCGGCTTGTCGGTAATGTCCCGGCGCCGATCCCCACCGAAGAGGGCCGATTAGTAACCCGGCTACTCGTCTCCTGCACATATGGCGAATAATCGTCAGAATCACCCATCAGGCTGCCATATGGCGGCCTTTTTTAATTGAGAGGCATACATGCAAGGCTGCGCTAATGACACCGGCAAGCTGATTGGTAAGGTGGCCGTGCTCCGCATGGCTTTTGGCTGTGCTGATACGGTTCCTGCGCTTTCCGAATGGAAGCGACTCGGCGCCATGACCACCAAGGGCTTCGACTACTCCATGAATACCGTCACCTCTGAGGCTGACGATACGAAGGGACTGGTTGAGAATCTGGTCAACAATATGGACTTCACCATCTCAGGAGAAGGTGAGTTCCGCAAAAAAGACAAGACGACTGAAGTCGGCGCTATTGCCATCTCGAAATATATTTTCGATGAAGTGCAGGCCGGCCGTCAGCCGACAGTCTGGGTCCGCTTCGACTTCACTGGTGAAGACGCTGGCACTTATATCATGGGCTACTTCAACACCACATCCTGGTCTGGTGATTTCGGCACCTCGGATATTTCGACCTTCTCCGGGGAATGGAAAGTCTACGATGCCGATACTGTCGTCTTTGAAGTTGCCGGACCGGCGCTGGCGTTCACCACCAACCTGCCGACGACCAAGAGCGTGGCTGCCGGATCGGCTCTGAATATGTCGGTCGTGGTTGAGGGTGGCACTTCGCCTTACACCTACGTCTGGAAGAAAGACGGCACGGTTGTCAGCGGGCAAACAACGGCAACCTTCAACAAGGCCAGCGCTGTTTCCGGTGATGCCGGGGCCTATACCTGTGAAGTTACCGATTCTTCCGCGACTCCAGTCACGATCACGTCTGCATCCTGCGCGGTCACTATCAGTTAACCACCAGGCTATTTCGTGAATAGTACAAAGGGCGTTCTGCGCCCTTGATACTGTTTATGGAGCGAGTATGACCCCGATTAAAGAATTAGGCGAATGCGTTATCGGTACCGGTGACCGGGAATTCTTTTTCCGGCCGTCTTTTCGCAACATGGCGCGAATCGGTGAGCCAGAGGAAATTGTCCAGGCGTTCTATGACCTGTGCAATGACGAGGCTACGCCATTCGCGCAGCGCGCAACTGAGGCCTATATCCGCGATGAGTACAGCCGCCTTCCTGATTGCGTCATGCGGTTTATGCAAAGCGGGCTCCTGTCACGCAAAGCGATCATGGCTGCTCACACGGTACTGACAGCATGTTGTGACGATGATATCGGCGATTTGGTTGGATGGATGAAGCCTGCTAAATCACGTAAGCGTGGCTTTGTCTGGCGCCCTGGCAGCATGTCACCGGAAAGTATGGTCATCGTCGCGCAAAACCTGATGATGCACGGCATCATCGGCAAAGCGAAGGTGCGCAAGCTGCAGCGTTACGAAACGAATGAGACAACAGCAGAATTCCGCGCAGCCGACTACATCATGGCGGCCCGCAACCATTTCGGCATAAGCCGGGAAGAGGCCGAGAACCTCACGATGACAGAGTTCGCCATGATGATTAACGCCAAATACCCCAATCAGAACGGCTTCACGCGCGAAGAGTACGACACGGTCATGGACGAAGACGATCGCCGCTGGCAGGCGATGATGCAGCAGGAGCGATCCAGGACAACCCGCACGAAGAATTAATCTCAGCACTAACCGAATATCAGCCTCGCATCCGCGGGGCTTTTTTATATCCGTTTGTTCGTGAACGGCTAATGCCGAATCACTTCTGACGCGCCTCGCACGCGCATTTAACACAGAACCTTTCAGGATGACCCTTGAGGATGCCGGCTGGCTGTCGGTGCCTTCTGTGGGCCGGTTTCCTGTGCGACAAGGTTCATCACTAAAAGGTAAACCGATATGAAATATCCAACAGTAATTAATGGGTTAGACTTCCGCGATCTGATTTTTGTGGCCGATAACGACCCGGTAACTGACTCGTTTATGGTGGCTAAGGCATTTGGGAAGCGTCCTGACAACGTTATTCGTGATATCGAAAAAACTATTAAGGCATGCCCGGAAGAATTCGATACAAAACTCAATTTTGAGGTTTGCTATAAAAACAATGAGTTGCAGAACGGAAAGCCGCAGAAGTTCTATCGACTCCGCAAAGATGGATTGATGCTTCTGGTTATGTCATACACCAAAAAAGAGGCGATGCGCATCAAGATCGCCTACATCAACGCCTTCAACTGGATGTACACGATGCTTCAAGTTGGGCGGCGGCAGTTTGAAGAAGAGCGTAACGCCGTCATGCTGGAGTTCCTGAAAGAGAAGGATGTTGCCAGTATGTCTGGTCGCCTGTTACGCCGGTGGGGGAAAGAGAAGAAGCCCCAGCTACTTTCACGCATTGAGCAACTGGACAAGCAAGGTCAGTTGGCATTGCCCGGCGTTCATGGCGCGCTTACCGAAGCATGAAACCCACAAATTCGTGGTTTTTGGATAGCCCACTCAGGTGGGCTTTGTCGTTCAAGTTCATCCCTGTTAGGATTAGTCCGAACAATACCAAAGGGATGATCAAGGAAATGAAGAAAATTTTAGTCGCTACTGCGATTGCTTTAACTCTGGCAGGCTGCGCTTCCTCAGGAAACCAGCAACTCAGCAAGGAAACCGAAGTTAGCGTAAAGTCTAAACTGCAGGAAGGGAAAACCACCAAGGCCGAGGTTAAAACGACATTCGGTTCCCCGGATTCAGTTTCGTATACTGACGGCGGCAATGAGATCTGGAAGTATGCCTTTGCCAAAGTGAAAGTTAACGGGACTACGTTCATACCTTTCTATGGCCTCTTCCATAACGGAACTAATGGTACCAAGAAAGAACTTACCATCCTGTTTAAAGACGATGTAGTAGCCAAGTACACAATGGCAGAGTCGGCTATCAATACTAAATCTGGCTGGGCCGATTAAGTACAGAGACAACCTCACTTCGGTGAGGTTTTTTGCTTTTGTTTGCATTGAAACCTGATATATCCCTGCTAATCTGTCCAAAACTAACCAGTGGGGATAGGGATATGAAAAAGGCTTTATTTGCGCTCTTGGCACTGATGTCATTTAGCGCAGTATCAGCTACGACATTCAGCATTCCAACGGATTTGAAAGCCAAATACACCATCATTGATAAAAACTTGAACGGCTCCATGGCAACCATCACGACCATGAGAGAGGGC